AGACCAACCGTTTTATTACTCAACTTTTGAAATGGCAATGAGTGAAATGCTTAAAGAAATACGGTGGGAAGTTTTAGCTAATTTTTCTAATGAAACGGAAGCGTAACAATCTCACATAACGTTAAAAATAACCGCAGTTTGCCTATGCGGTTATTTGATTCGGCAAATTGCGGTTATTGATTGTTAGTAGCTGTTTTTTATTCACGAATTTAATTTACAAATATGAAAAAATACAATATAGTTTATGCAGATCCCGCTTGGAGCTTTGGAGATAAATTAAGAAGCTCAAAAAAGTTAGAAAATGGGAATATGCACTTTAGAGAATTAGAGTTGCATTATAATACAATGAAAACGACTGAAATTTGTGCTTTGCCTGTAAAAGAAATAGTTGCTGATGATGCAGTATTATTTATGTGGACTACTGATGCCCATTTGCCTGATGCTTTGAAAGTGATTGATGCTTGGGGTTTCAAATATAAAACGATTGCTTTTATTTGGAATAAGAAAACCAACAAAGGAAACCAAGTTTGCTTTATGGGAAAATGGACGATGAAAGGGAGTGAAATTTGTTTACTTGCAACAAAAGGAAAGGCACACGGATTGATTAAAAGCCACAAAGTAAGACAACTTGTAGAAGCCGAAAGAGATATACATAGCCGAAAACCTGATGAAGTTAGAAAACGAATTGTAGAACTATTAGGCGACTTGCCAAAAGTTGAATTATTTTGCCGAACTCCTAAAGATGGTTGGGATGTTTGGGGAAATGAAGTCATTAGCGATGTCGTTCTTTAAAATGGCTACTAACTATTGGCTAATAGAAATTAAGGTATACCCTATATAATTAAATATTAAGAAGTTACAGTATGATTGTACAAGTAAACTTTATAGTAAAATGGCAGTTTATAGAACATACTTATTACAAAGTCTCAGCGTGTAAGAAAATAATCAATTGCCAGACATGTAGGATATTAAAATGTACTAAAAATGGCGGTTCAGTTGGATATTTCATATCAGGTAAATTCTATAAAAAATCAGATATAAACAAACATACAGAGTTGATACCAAAATCAGATTACCCATTTTAAATAAATAAATAAACATGACAGAACAACAATTTAAAGAGAAAATAAAGACTACCAGTACATTCATATCCTTTCCTAAATTTAAGCAAGATATTACGCTTAAAAGAAAGAATGTAGCACATTTATCAGACTTATTAGGTCAGGCAGAAAGATTAGGAATAGATTATCTGAAACAGAATCAAAATATAAGCCAGAGCGATGTAAAACTTGTAAATGACTTACTATGAAGTATTCCCCTGATCAAAAAAGAAAAGCAATCCGACAAAGTGAAAATCTATACACTAAATCGGTTGCAAAAAGAAAAAAATTAGAGAAAGAATTTCCTGTAACAGTTCATTTAGAAGGAAGTTTTTATATTGTTGAATCGAAAATTAATAAAATATGCCTTTAGAATTTTGGAACACAAATCATAATCCGATAACCATGTTTGGTAAAATAACAGATATTCGTTTTGAACTTAAAAATAGTACATTTAGATTCTTATCGGAAGATTTAACAGATAACCCTGATTATATAAACGGCAAAATAGCTGTTAAAAAATTAGGAGTCAGCGCAAAGGTGATTAAAAGTAAGATTTTAGAAAACGGTAATAAATATCATTGCTATTCGTCAAGAGGTACAATATACTATAAAGTAAAAGACATCAACGAAATTGAAATTGAAGTTATCAAAGATAATAAAGTACCTGATATTTACATTTCGGGTAAAGAATTAAGAGCTATCAAAGGATGGAATAGTTGGCAATTATTCGACAAAGTAGAGCGCAATAAATGGACTAAAAAAAGATTTAAAGGGAATATAACTTATTATTTAAAAAGTGAAGTGTTATGAAAGCACGAGAATTAATGGTAGGTAATTATGTTTATTCTTTGGGAACAAATGAAGTACAAAAAACAACAGGAATAACAGAAGAAAGTCCTTTTATTGACACGATTACTTTTGATTACCTAAGTTACGAAGAAATAGAACCAGTCCCATTAACAGAAGAATATTTATTTAAGTTTGGATTTACATATAATGAAAAAACAGAATGTTATCATTATTATGATTTTATTTTAAATAAATCATTTGTAATGCAAAACATTGATATTCATGTTTGCTTAAAACATGTACACCAACTTCAAAACTTATATTTCGCATTAACGGGGGAAGAATTAACTATTAAAAAATTATTATTATGAGAGACGCAATAGAAGATTTTATACACAAATTATGTTTGCGTATATGGAAGTAATTTTGTAGGTTTGTAATGTATTGAAGTGAGACGCAATATAAATTTATCGAAAACATTATACAAATCCTATCAAGGAGGCACGTCTCACATTACTGCCGAACTGATGGGATTTTACTTTTGTATTATGATAGGTATTTACAAGATTACTTCGCCAAACAATAGAGTCTATATTGGCCAGTCCGTTAATATAGAAAAAAGAATTATAAGGTATAGAAATTTACACTGTAAATCACAACCTAAAATTTACAATTCAATTAAAAAATACGGATGGGATAAGCATTTTTTTGAAATATTATTAGAGTGCGAAATTCACGAGCTAAACGACAAAGAAAGATATTTTCAAGATTTATTAAATACTATTGAAAACGGAATGAATTGCACTTTAACAATGCAAAATAGTAAAAGTGGAACTCAATCTAAATCAACTATTGAAAAAAGAAGAATTGGAATGTTAGGAAAACATAACGGAAATAAAAACCCAATGTTTGGTAAAAAAATCAAAGAAAGTTCAAAACAATTGCAACGTGAAAAACTATCTGGAGAATTAAATTATTTATCTAAAATAATCTTGAACACAGAAATAGGAATTTTTTATTTTGGATTGAACGAGGCTTCAAAAAGTATTAATATGAAAATAGCAACATTACATGTCAATATAACGAAAAACAAAATTAATAAAACACCTTTTATTTATGTTTGAATTGCGAGATTATCAGGAAGAATTTTTAACAGAAATATTAGAATCTATTAAAATAAACAATAGAATAGTTTGTCAATTAAGCACTGGAGGAGGAAAAACAGTTGTTTTTACAGAACTTATTAAAAGGTTAAATTCAAGAACTTTAATTATTGTTGACAGTATTGATTTAGTAAACCAAACCGTTAAAACACTTGAAAGGCAAAAAATTGATGTTGGTTGCTTATTAGCCGGAAACAAAAAATTTCCAAATAATATGGTAGTAGTGGCAATGACTAAGAGTTTATGGAATAGAAGAAAAAAAATACCATTTTTTAATTACTGTATTTATGATGAGTGTCACGTTTGGGAAGGATGTAAATTATTTGAATATCTAAAAGGTTGTAAGATTTTTGGATTCACAGCTACCCCAGTTCGTTTAAAAAGATATAAAATAAACGACGAGCAAACGGCAGTTGAAACCATGTCAGAATGGTATGATGATATTGTTTGTGGCAAACCAATAAGTTGGTTGATGCAAAACGGTTACTTAATACCAGAAAAAAACGAATATATCGATTTTGATAGTTCAGGATTGAAAACAGATGCTTCAGGTGAATTTACAGCATCAAGTTTGAAAGAGGTTTTCCAAAGTGAGACTTATAAATCAGCACTAAGAAAAACGTTTGACAATTTATGTGATGGTAAAAAAACTATGATATTTACATCATCAACTGAAACAAATGCTATATATGCAGAATTATTTAAAGATAAAAATGTAAAAACATACGATAGTGTAAATAATAATCCAAAGGAACGTGACGGGATTGTTGAATGGTTTAGAAGTACTCAAGATGCTGTTTTAATTAATACCGGGTGCTTTACAAAAGGTTTTGACGTTTGTGATGTTGAGGTTATTTTAATGGCTAGAGCAACTAAAAGTTTATCTTTATGGATACAAATAGCTGGGCGTGGCGCTCGTAAAACATCTAAAATAGAAAAGCCTTACTTCCTTTTAATAGATGGGGGAAATAATAATGAAGAACATGGGATATTTTCATTTGACCGTGACTGGAGAAAGATATTTTTTGACAAACAAATAAAATCATTTTTAATTGATATGTATGATTGCGAATCATGTGGCTTTGTATTTCCTGAACAAGACAAAAAATGTCCAAATTGCGGCGCGGAAATTGAAATAAAAGAAGTTCCTGAAGATATAGAAAAAGAACAAAAAGAATTTGTTATTAAAGGCAAAAAATTAGCTCCAATTATTCCAACCTTAGATATTGATTTTCATGTAAACAAAGGACACACTAAATTTGAAACTCTTAAAATATTAAGGCAAAAATGGGTTTTATTTTTATGTAAATTAGATATTTCACAAGGTGATTTTGAATGGCATGAACGAAGGGGAAATTTTAATGAAAGATTTTTAAAATACCTTCGTCCATTATACTTTAAAGTTTTAAGGTCAGAATTAAAAAATAGTAAGAATGTTAAATTTGATTCTTATTGTGAAAAAATATTAATCGAAACTAAAAAAAAGAAGTATATTAGCATTTCTAATTAAATGTACAATTATGAACAAAACGACCACAAAAGTAAAATTATTGCTTCAGACTTCAACGTATGAGGAAGTGGCTGAAATTATAGGAATATCCAGAACTACTCTTTACAAAAGGCTTCAATGTAATGATTGGAAAATATCAGAAATATATTTAATAAAAAATCTATGAAAAATATAATTGTAAGTTCATTTCCTTGTATAAATAGCGGGAAAAGTAATATTTTAAACGAAAATATATCTTTAGAAAAATATATTGAAGATGTTAAAAAAGGCACTTATATCAATCATATTATTGATGTTAGAAACGCTTTAGAAAAGTTTGGCAAAGGCGATGAATATTCAAAAGCAAAAAAAAATCTTCCTCTAGTAACTGCGTGCTGCACAATTAAAGCCGGACACACAAGAGGTAAGAACAATGTTGAAAAAATGAACGGCTTATTGCTTATTGATATCGACGACGATATTGATGATAATACATTTACAGAACTTTCAAACGATAAGTACACATTTGTAATTCATCGCTCTGCAGGTGGTAAAGGAGTCTGTATTTTTGTAAAAATAAATCCTAAAAAATTTCTTGAATCATTCTACGATTTAGCACAATATTATTTAGACTCTTACGAAATTACTATAGACCAATCATGTAAGGATGAGGCGCGTTCTAGGTTCGTATCTTATGACCCTTATATTTTTGTAAATGAAAATTCGGCTAAATTTGTTTCAACTTATAAAGAACCAAAAAAACAACCTAAAAAAGAATATCTTTTTGCTGAAGATGATTTTGGTAGAATAATAAACGAATTAAAAGGCATTGATTTATGCAACGGTGAATACAAAAAATATTGCGATATTGGTTTTGCAATAGCTTCACAATTCGGAAGTTCAGGATTTCAATATTATGATGCTATTTGTCAAGGTGGATTAAAATATGATGCAAAAAGAATTGAAAAAGACTATAATCGGTTTTGCAAAGGCAGCTCAGAAGGTATAACAATTGCCACTCTTTACCATTACGCAAAAGAAGCCGGGATAGATGTTGTTTCAAAAAGTACAAAGGAAGCAATAGAAAGGGTAAGAATATCAAAAGCTACAAAGAAAAAAATTGAACAACCTACCGATTTAGAGGCACAAATATTAAAAATTGGCGATTCAATTTTAAAACAAAATAAAGACGAAGATTTAGACTCTAAAGTCATTTCGTTTATCACCCAAGAATGGCAACCGATATTAAATGAATTTAATGGTTTAATTGAGGTTTTAGGCTGTGTTTTGGACGACAGAACTCTAAACACAATATCTATACAGGCGAGTGCATATTGCGAGCAAGATGTAACACCTCAGCGTGTAATGAAATGCTTGAATAGCTACTCAACTAAATCACAAAATAAAGTACTCGATTATTTAGAAAATTTAGAACATAAAGGCGATGGATTTATTAAAAGTTATGTTGAATTAATAGAACCAAAAAAAGAAATAAACGTCGCTTACTTCACTTCTTGGATTGTTGGAATGATGAACAACATACATAGAAAAAGAATAAGCGACAAGATATCACCTTTGACAATAGTTTTAGCCGGGGGAAGGCAGGGAATAGGAAAATCAACATGGTGCAGGCAAATTTTACCTAAAGATTTTGAAGATTATTTTGTTGAGGGCAAGATTGAAGAAACAAAAGATTTCAAGTTTAGAATGTGCCGTAACATAATTATGTACGATGATGAGTTTGGGGGAGTTGGTTCTAAAGATGTAAAGAATTTTAAGTCAGTATCCGATATGTCTGTAGCTGTGGACAGGAAAGCATACGGTATAAATGATAGCAGGGAACTTCGTAAAGTTTCACTTTTGGGCAGCACAAACGAATTAGATATTTTAAAAGACCCTACAGGGAATCGTAGAATATTGCCAATAAGAGTTGATTCTATTAAATACGAAGAATGTATAACATTTGATTCAAAAGCCTTGTTAGCCGAAGCTTATGCGCTTTATAAGAATGGTTTTGAATGGGTGATAAGAAAAGAAGAAGACTTGGAGCTAATGAAAAGTGAAAATGATGAATTCTATGAGAATGACGAAATGGAAGATATTTTCTTTACTAGATTCTCTTTAGAACTTACAGAAGATTTTTATATTAAAAATGTTTTAAACAAAGGTGAAATTTTAAAAATATTTTCAAATACAAATATTAAATTTTCAAAATATGATTTACGCAAAATTTATGTGCGGAATAATATGGATTATAAGGTTCACAGACACGGTGAAGAATTGAAAAAAGGATTCATTTTATATGAAAAAAATCAATTTACGAACGAAGAAAAGGTAACGTTACCATTTTAGTTTTTTGTAAGTTAATGAAAATCAATAAGTTAACCGTGTTACCTTTTTTTTACTAAATTAAGTTCAAGATATATTAGAAAAAATAAAAAAAATATATAAAAAACCATAATAATAAAAAAAATAATTATCCTGCATACTTTAAAATAAAAAAGGTAACAAAGGTAACAAAGGTAACATATTAGTGTTTATAGGGGTTTAGAGAGATTTTAAAAAAGTAACAAAAAAGGTAACAACAAAAAAAAGGTAACATGACAGAGTCACAATTGCAACAGCAGATTTTTATTTGGTTTAAAAACAACTGCCAGATAAACGGAAAAGGTTTTATTTTTGCAGTTCCAAACGGAGGTAGTAGGAATATTTTAGAAGCAAAAACATTAAAAGCTACAGGAGTGGTAGCGGGGGTTTCAGATTTGATTTTATTGATGCCCAATAAATGCATTTTTGTAGAATTGAAAACAGAAACAGGAAAACAATCAGACAAACAAAAAGACTTTGAAAATGTTGTTTCTGATTTAGGATTTAAATATTACTTGATAAGAAGCTTAGAAGAATTTAAAAAAATAATTAACCATGAACAAAACACCACTATTTAGAATCACCCGCATAATGAATCATTATTGCAGGATGGGAGTTAACAAAGAAAAAGTAAACGAAATTTATAGAAAAATACTAAAACTAAAATAGAATAAAATGCAAAAAAAATTATCAAAAATATTTGTCCTAGTAGATTTACTTATACAAGAAATTGACGATCCAGTTAAAACACCAACTAAACAAACTAAAATAATACAAGATAAAGCGAGAGAATTACAGGAACTTTTAGAGCCAGTACTGTCTAATTTTTATAACAATAAAGAGGTTAAAAAAAGTACTTTTTTTATAACAATGCAAAATAAATTCAATTATATTTTTGATAAAGAATATAAATGAAAAAACAACCTAAACCAACCATCAACGACTTAATAAAGGAACGCAATGCCTTACTAGTCTCTCAGGACAATCAAAAAAGACTTGATGAATTAAATAAAAAAATTGATTATATAAATTTTGGAATTATTTATTAAAATGTATTGTTTGTATAAATAATAGTTGTATCTTTACACCATAGAAATAAATAATAATTAAAACTATCAGATTATGAAAGCTACAGTAAAATTTTTCGAAAATGGTCAAATAATTAAAACAAAAGATTTTAATACTAAAAAAGAGGCTAATAAAGCTATAAATAATTACAGAATGAGCGTTACTACTCATGAGCGAGTAAAAAGAGCAATATCAGCTTATATCGACTAATTATGAAACTAAAAACACAAATTATAATAGGCTGTACGATAGCAGCCTATTTTCTGGTAAGAATATTAATAAGTTTAATTTTTGGAGTATGAAAGATATAATCGACAATAATAATAAAAGCCTATTAAAAGGCTTAATTCCGCAGCGTGATTTGCCTATTTATGGTAATTCGACAATTGACCCGAACGATGAAGTTTTCAAACAACCACTCAACAAAGTTGAGATAACTAAAACAAACGGAAAGTGGTTAGTGAACGGGATGCCTTACGATAAGCTTTCTTACGCTGAAAAACTTTTCTTTGATGAATTTTTAAAAGCTACTAAGTTATGAAAGAACTAATCAACGACCTGATATTTAAATCAGGATTGAACAATAAACAGTTTGCTGCCCGTATTGGAACTTCTGAGAGCTATTTAAGCCAACAAAAACGTTTTAAGCATATAAACCATACAAAACTAATTTTATGGGCTAAAATGTTTGATATTGATGTTATTGAAAGTAAACAAATAAAAATATTTGTATAAATGTATTGTTTATATAAATAATAGTTGTATATTTGTACAAGCAATAAAGCTAAAAAAATAGAAATTATGACAACTCAAGACTACAACAACAAAGCAAATGAATTAAACGCAAAATTTCCAAACTTAAAAGCAGAAGTAGTAAATAATTGGGATGGTAGCAGATTAGAAATAAAAGTTTGTAACTCTGACAAAGCAAAAACATTAAGAGAAATGTATAGAAACTTTAACTTCACTTTCTAAAATGAGATACGAAGAAATATTAAAAGAACTTGAAGAAGTGAACTTAAAAGAAAAGTTCACTTCTATTTACGAGTCCTTTGTAAGTGATTCTTTTTTAGAAAGATTAAGAAATACTGACAAAATACATTCTACAGGATCACTGATAAGATCGTTACTAATTTTTTTTGAAAACGAAAGCGAAGAGTGGATTTATTGGCAAAAGGTATTGTTTTATTTTATAACTCCAAAATTAGCAAGGGAAGAAACTCAACTCCCAAAACAAACAATACTCAAAGAAAATCAATAATACTAATTTAATATGACAGCAGAAGAATTTTTACACAAAGCGAAAACTAACAGTAATGTTACGTACGTTTCAGAGTACTGTACTGAAGATTTTATAAGTGTTGCCGGGTGGTTAAGCAATAAGTATTTTAGGATTTATTTCAGAACAGGAAGATATGAAATATCATCAGCAACAGAAGAATTAAAAACATTTAAAAAAACATTTTTTCAAACCCTTGCATGATTGTAAGGGGTTTTTATTAACTTTGTGGTTATGGCAGGACGTCCGAAAAATATAGAATCACCGGAAAAACTATGGGAATACTTCTTAAATTACAAAGATAGTGTTTCTAAAAATCCTATACTAGTACACGACTTTGTGGGTAAGGACGCTGATGAAGTAAGAAGAGAAAGACAAAGACCTTTGACAATGGAGGGTTTTCAGAATTGGCTAGAAGATAAAGAAATAATCAATAACTTAGATAATTACCTAGCTAATTCAAACAACGCTTACAGTGATTTTTCAAGTATCTGTTCACGTATAAGAAGAAATATACGTCAAGACCAAATCGAAGGAGGCATGGCAGGTGTTTATAACCCAAGCATAACCCAACGATTAAACAACCTCGTTGACAAAACAGAAGACGTTACACCTCAGATACCTAAGAAACTAATTATAAAAGTAAATCGTAGAACAGATGAAGATAATAATTCTTAAGCATTCTTTTCTAATACTCAGGATTAAACCAAACGATAATGTAGTAAGTTGTTATTTTTCGTTTTGTATTTCGTGGAATTGCTGGTATAGTCATAAACAAACTTTTTCATTATCTGTATTGCCTGTTTCTGGGATTAAAGAATTCTATAATCAATTAGCGAATGACTACAGTACCAAGTATAGAATCGATTGAGTTTGAAGATGGTATTTTTAACGAATTGTATTACGAACTTGATGAAGCCTTTTTAAACGAGCTTATTAGATTTATATTTATATACGGAGGCTCTAGTTCTTCAAAATCCTATACCATAGCGCAGCGGTTGATTAATTACGCAATGGAAGGAAAAGACAATAACTCTTACGTGTTTAAATTAGTGTCAGCAAAAATAGACGAAACTATTTACGCAACTTTTAAAAAAATAATTCATAGTTGGAGTTTAGAAGAATATTTTGTTTTTCAAAAACATCACATCAAATGCAAAATAACCGGAAGTTTTATTGATTTTTCTGGTTTAGACGATGCTGATAAAGTAAAAGGATTGGAGGGGTATAAAAAAATATTTATAGATGAATTAGATCAGGTTTCACATGCAGCGTACAAGCAATTAAGAAAGAGATTAAGGGGTCAAAAAAACCAGCAAATCATATCTGCATTTAATCCTGTTTCTGAAATGTCTTACATTAAAACTGAGATATTTGATAAAGAAACTTTTACTGAGTTAAAATCTAATGCAGGGGACTTAAAACAAATAAACGATAAAGGCAACATGTTGTTGATTCGAACAAATTATCTTTTTAATATTTGGATTGTTGGTGACGGAAAAGGAGGGGGTTTTATAGACAAGCATACAATTGATGATTTTGAAACAGACAAAATAAACGACATAAATTACTACAACATATATGCGCTCGGTCATTGGGGTAAACTTCGAACAGGAGGCGAGTTCTTAAAACAATTTAAAACTGAAAAACATGTTAGAAATTACACTTATAATGAAAACTTACCGCTTCACGTCGCCTTTGATGAAAACGTGTTGCCTTATCTTACATGCAACGTCTTTCAGTTGCTCGATGGTTTTCTTTGTCAGATTGACGAAATAATGTTAAAAGACCCACTTAACACTCTTAAAGATACTTGCGAAGAGTTTATGAAGCGTTACGGTAAAAATAGGCAAGGATTATTTGTTTATGGTGATGCTACTTCAAAGAAAAAAGATACTAAATTGCAAAAAGGACAAAACTTTTATTCATTAATCAAAGGTTATTTTTCTACAATGAAACCAAATTTTCGTGTACCTTTGGCGAATCCATCGGTTATAATGTCACGTAGGTTTGTGAATGATATATTAGCCGGAGAGATTGAAGGAGTGACTTTAGGTATTGATTCCAAGTGTAGAAACTCTATTAACGATTATCAGTACTGTACAGAGAATGAAGAGGGGAAGGTTAACAAAAAGGTCATACGGGACAAGACAACGGGTCAAAGTTATCAAGAGTATGGACATGCTACGGATTGCTTAAGATATATTATTACAGCAATGTTTATTGATAAATATAAAAAATTTATGAAAGGATAGAATTATGATTTTTGGAATAACTCTAAAGCATTTCGCCCGATTACAAAAGCAAGGCGAACAGGTAAAAGTAAACTTTTGGATAGCTCGGTTGTTAAGTAAAGAACAAAAGGACACAAATTTTAAGACTTACGCCTTAGAAGATTTAACTGTTAGCCAAATAGTTGACTTAGAGAGATTCTTTCTTGAAGAAGATTATTATAATTTTTGCCGTATATTTGTAAAACGCAAATGGTGGCAGACTGTTTATATCCACAACACACTAGCAATAGGACAGGACTTTTGGAATCAAAAACAAAGATTAAGAGATAATCACTACTATATTTTTGACCCTCCAGTATATGGAGAGCAGCAAAAAGAAACAGTAGGGTCGGAACTTAAGAAAGAATTTGTAGAGGAATTTGGAGATTGGGTAGTGTTAATGGATGTTGTTTGCAAGGGTCGTTTAGCCGATGCAAAAAAAGTAGAACAATGGAAGGTTTCGGAATTTTTATTCTGGGCTAATTATATCACAGGTCAAAGAATCATTGAAAATGTCAAATAAAGCATCAATATTATTAAATTTTATCGTTGATACATTCAGAGAAAATCCTCTTGTAAACACTATCGTTTTCAAAGATGATTATGTTTTAGATGTTGAAAAAGAAAACGTTTATCCTTTAGTATCGATTCAATTATTAAGCAGCCCCGCACCATTTGACGATCACAGAGAATTTACTTTAGGATTCGAGATACTAAACCAACGTGATGATAGAAAAGTTGTAACTCCATCAAAATTAATGAGTGACACTAATTACATTGATAACGTTGGGATATGTGATTCAATCGGAAATGATTTTGTAATGAAGATTACGAAAACACATAATGAATACGACATAAACATTATTGAAAACGGAGTGTCAGAATTTGATCCTGTTAAAAAAGACGAGCGTAACATGTTGGATGGAGTGAAGTTTGAAATAACTTTTTCGATGCATCAGAATGCCATATAGCACAGCCGAAATAAGGGAGTATATTCGTCGAGTAGTTCGAGAAGCAAAAGATACGGCAAACGTTGATACAGGTTTTTTGAAGCGTTCTATTAAAGGCGATTTGATTGGTCGGAATAAATCGGTTGAGTTTCGAGAAGTATTCTATGGAGCTTATAATAATAACTCTAGGCTCCTACAAATAGCCGAACGAATAATGCCAAACAATATTGACTGGAAAGTTATTTTTGTTGATGAAGAAGGACGAGAAACACCGATTGAAGGCAAAACAAGAACAGGCAGAACAATAAGCAGGAAATCAATTTCAAGTGAAAATATTTCTACCAGTAAAATAAAAGCATTAATCTCAGCAATTAGAGCAAGTGGCAAAAAGAAAGACGATACAACAGAAGGAGATAGAGAATCTGACTAAAAAGTTTTTGGATGATTTAGGCAGGAGAATAACCGTTATATCTTCTCGAAACTCTAAAGTAAGCGACTTGCAAAAGGAACACTTAAGAGATTCGGGAAACTGGCGTGTAAAGCCTTATAATGTTTTGACGGTATCACAGAGTTTCTACGGTAAATACAATACTCCTAAAGGAAAAAAAACACCGCAGGACAGGACAAATATAAAAGATACCCCTTTGTTGAATTCTATAAATGAAAATGTACCTCCTGAAGTTGAAGTATTTGTTAAAGATTTAGTAGATTTGTTAAAAAGTCCAATAGTAAATAAATAAGATGTTAGCAACTCCAATACTCACTAATATAGATTCTAAAGCAAAAATATTTTTTGCACAGTCTCCAATTCATTTTAATATTCAAAATGAAAACTCGGATAACTCTATCCAATCAGTTACTATAGAAGTTTATATTTGGCGTGGTTTTCAAGAGACTGATTTACCATCGACTCCAAATATTGTATTCAACAATATCAAAAAAATTTCACCACAAGACAACTACATCGCTATTGAATTGCATAATGAAATCAAAGCTTTCATTACTTCGTCAAACCTTAATAAGAATAATCCGCAATGGTCGTATAACACAACCAAAGTACCGACAACATCGGGAGAGGGGGTTTATTTTCATATTGTGTATAAAGTCGATTCTGAAAGTGACAAGCAATTAGGAACATACTTTGCAACATCTGGCTATCGTTACAACTTCGAACAAAAAGGCGGTATGTATTCGAGTTATGAAGATGTTGAAACATTGCGTAAATATGCCTTTGGTATTAATTACGATAGATGTACTATTAATCGAACAACATCGGTTGCGACTTCTCAAAGTGGCACAGGGGTAAACGGAATGATCACCCAACAATCGTTAAACCCAACCAATAGAAAAGTTCAAACAGGGGTTAAGTGTTTGATTGCTTATGTGAATCGTTTGGGATTATGGGATACATTTACCCCATTTGGAAAATTTACAGAGAATATTGAGACTAAAAGAGACGAGTTTACCAGTACTTTTAGAAATCCATTAGCAGTAAATAGCCAAATTCAGCACTTAAAGCAAAACGGAGCACCTAAAGGAGTTCGTAAATTTCAAGTAAATACTGGTTTATTGGATGAAAATAACAATTATCAGGTGCGTGAAATACTTCAAAGCTCAAAAGTTTACTTAGTTATCTTTGGGAATGATACTTATTTAGAAGAAAGCACAGGGATTACAGTTGATAGTACGATTGTTTCTGTTGATAATACTAGTATTACAATTGATTCAACTACGGTTACATCTGGTAATATTGGTTTTTATTCTAAATACACACAGATTCCGGTTAAGAATTCAACGAGTAACTTCTTAAAAAAGACTAAGCTTAACGATAAAAGTTCTATTAGCTATAATTTAGAGTTCGAAGAAACAAATAATTTTATAAATGACTTGTTATAATGGTACAATTGTACATACGACACACCGACAACGAATATTATCTTCTTGACTTAGAAGAAAATGTGGGTATTAATTATAAGTTAACCGTTAAAGACCTTAGTGATATTACTAAAATATTTTCTCCTTATACACAGTCATTTACTTTAAAAGCAACTGATAAAAACAAAATTCTTTGTGGTTTTGTCGGCAATGAAAAAATGCAACGAACGAATGCAGCAGGGGAATTTGATGCAATGATTTATATTTCTGGATTTATATTTCAATCAGGCGTACTTACATTTGAAGAATCCGATTATGAGTTTCAAGACCAAAAAGAATTTAAAACATCGTTTGCCTCAAACCTTACGGCATTAAATGATAAATTAGGAGACCTGACAATTCAAGATTTATTTATTGATGAAAACGGAAATTTCGATCCGTTGGTTAAAACTGTTTGGAATAAAACCGTACTTAAGGATAGAATGCAATCTGTAAAGAATCTAACTTTAGCCAATGGAATTAATTTTAAATGGGGGATTCCTTTTATTTCAAATAATCGTGTGTGGACATGGGATGAAGATAATTTAGGGGTGATTGATAATATAGCTTACAAGCCAAGTAAATTATCTACAGATGTAAATTATATCAATCTTGAAGAAGTAAGACCGGCGGTAACTTATATGACTATAATGGAACATTTACTTTTAAATATTGGTACTCCTGTTGAATGTCCTGTATTTGAAAAAGAAGAGATAAAAGATTTATATGCTTTTTGTAATTCAGAAAGTTTAGTAGTTCCAGCAGCAGCAGCTTTCCCCGTTGGTTCATTCGGAGGCGCAACATATAGCCGTTTCGACATTAAAGAACAGATTGAAGATGCACCCGATAATCCTAAATGGATAGTTACACGTGAACTAAACGGAATATTTAAAATAAAAAGAGCTGCATCATTCAATACTGTTTATTGGAGTGATGGTTTTGATATTAGTTTTAAGTTTAATGGATTAGTTTCTTTAGGGCAGGCAGGAACTAATATAAAAGTGGTACTTAGAAGAACAAGCGATAATGTTGTTATCGATAGCCAAGATATTACAGGAGACATTTATACTTTTAGAATATTGGATCCAGTTGGTAAACCTACTATGTTAGATCAAAACGGTGAGTTGTTTTTAAGATTCGAAATTTTGCCAGCTACATTAGTAGATTGGACAAGCATCACGGTAAGTACTTTGCAAAAATATTATCACTATAGAAAAGGTGTTGTAGGTTCAAGAGTTACACGTGCTAAATTTTCAATGACTACAACTAGCGATGTCTTGTCAACTTCTTTAGGAGGTAACGAATTGAATTTGATTACCATATTACCTAAAATGAAATGTGTTGACTTTCTGAAAAGCTTTTTCAAGACTTTTAATATCTCAGTAATTAATACAGGAAAACAAGATCAGTCGATGTATTGGTTAACTCCTTCTGATATTCAGGAGGTAAATAAACCATACTCAAAAAGAATTGTTGACTACACTAACTACGTTGACGTTGAAAGTTTGAATAAGAAAAAAGCAAATCAGTATAATCAATACGTGTTCTCACATTTTGCATCAAAGTATTATGAAAGTACTTTCGGTAACGGTCAAAAGTTCGGAGAATTAATATACCCTGAAATAACACCAACTAAGCCGACTAAATTTGAAGTTAAAACAGATTATTCAATAATAAAACAGGCTACTACATTTAATCATCCGAGTAGCACAAAAACTTGTTTAGCTTTTACAAATGAAGCTCCGGAGGTTTTAGATAATGGAGCGAATAGGTATAAGCCTGTTTACGATGAATTCACTTTGTTTTATTTGCAACCTAAAAGCTTAGGCATATTAGCGGTAAGTTTAGAATACACAGAAACTTCAAATAACGCTTTATATAATGTTTTAGAAGCCAGCTATAAAAATTCATTTAATCAAAAAACATTAAGTTTTGGAGCAAATGATTTTGATACCGAAAGTTTGTATATCAATTATTATAAAACCTTTATTGAGTTCCTGATACGTCCGAATGCTTATTTAAGTGAGTTTACATTGAACTTACCTCCTAATGAAATATTTTTAAATTTCGCTAACCTCAACCAAGGTGAAAGCCAAATTCCCACAGGATTCAGGGCACAAAATGAAATAATAATAGGGGAACAAAGGTACAGTTTACAAGATGCTGCAATTGACTTAACAAGTGGTAAATCAAAATTAAAAGTAATAAATTTCTAAGATGGCAGATACTAACGACCAAAATATAAAGATTACGTTTGACACTAACGCGGGTAAAGTTTCGCAAGAGACTAACAAGCTTGGTGCTTCAATTGATGGCGTAACAAATGCTACGAATGAAAATAATCAGGCGGTAGGTCAAAGTAATGAGAATTACAAAAGCTTTAAGACTCAGCTTCGTGAAGCGAACGCAGAACTTCAAAAACAAATACAGTTAACAGGGGAGAGTTCTCAGGAAACTATTAAAGCAGCAAAGGCAGTAGCAGAACTTAAAGACCAAATGGAGTTTGCTCAGGATCTTACTGAAAACTTCAATCCAGACCAAAAGTTTAAATCACTAGGAGCCGCAACGCAATTAGCAGCAACAGGAATACAAGGAGTTACGGCAGGAATGGCATTATTCGGAGATCAGAGTGAAGATACCGAAAAGATGTTGTTAAAAGTCCAGTCGGCTATGGCTTTTTCAGATGCTATTTCTAATTTGTCTAACCTTGGCGATCAATGGAAATTAGTTAGAACCGCAATAACATCGAGTTCAATTGCTACGAAAGCAAATACAGCAGCCACAGGAGTTGCAGCAATAGTTCAAAATGTTTTTACAGGATCAGTAACTACTACTACAGCAGGATTTAAAGCTTTGAAATTAGCTATAGCAGCCACAGGAATAGGTTTATTGGTAGTTGGATTAGTTGCTGTTTATCAAAACTTTGAAAAAATATCTAGGTTTATGACTGATCTTATTCCTGGGCTTGCCGGAGTAAGTGACATGATAGGCAGTATTGTTAACTCTGTTACGGACTTTATTGGTATAACATCAGAAACAGACAGGGCAATTGACAGGATTAAAGCTAACGCAGTTGCCTCATCGGCTTTAAATAAAAAGTTTTTAGCTGAACACGGAGACCAATTAAACGAGTTCACGAAACAAAAAATTGAAGCCAAACAAAGGTATAATGATGCGATAGAGTCAGGGGACGGAGATCAAATTGCACTTGCTAAAAGATTAAACCGAGAATTAGCAGCAATTGAACATAGTCGAGGTGATGAATCTCGAAAAATCCAAAAAGAAAACGCCGAAAAAGCGGCAGACGAAGCGGAAAAAAGAAGGCAAAAAGAAAAAGATGACAGAATAAAAGCAGCTGAAAAAGCCAAGGCTGATAGAGAAGAATTAGCAAAAGCAGAATTCGAAGCAAATGCCGAAACCATAAAACAACTCGAAGAAAAAGACAAGGAAAATTACGAAAAAAATCAAGAAGAAAAACAAAAAAGAGATGAAGAAGAGGCTGCTAGAAAGGTAGCGCATTGGCAGTTTTTAGCGGACGAAGAAATAAGAATTTCAAAAGCAAAAGCTGAGCAAGAAGAGGCAATTCAAAGCGGTAGGCAAAAATTAGCAGAGGCGTTCATCGGTTTTCTTAAAGGTATTTCTGGAAAAAATAAAACACTTCAAAAAGCTGCAATAATAGCGGAAAGTGCCTTAGGTATAGGGAAATCTGTTATTGAAACCAACGCCTCGAATGTAGCTACAGTTGCACAAGGCGCAGCATTAGCTATTCCAACAGGAGGCGCTTCTGTTGCAGCAGCATCTGGATTAGTAGCTACTAATTACGCAACTTTAGGAATAGGGGTAGCTGCCAACATAGCAGCAACCGCGAAAGCGCTACAAGCCGTAGGAGCTGGTGGAGGCGGCACAAGTTCGAGCGGTGCCGTTGGTGGAGGTTCTGTCAGAGGTTCCGCCCCTCCAAGCGTAGCCTTTAACAATTCAGCTGAAAACCAAATCGGGCAATCCGTAGCTCAAACAACAGGAGAACAACAACCTATACAAGTTAACGTATTAGAAAGTGATATTACTACAGCACAAAATAATGTAAGTGTTTTGGTAAACAAGAACAAATTTTAGTTATATTTGATATTATTAATCCATGAAAAATAAAGAAGATGGTAGTATATTTTAATAAAAAAGATTTAGTAGCATTCGGAAAGTATCTACTTTCAAAGGAAAGAACCGATAGAATAACGCAAACAGAAAGCGAAATTCCTGTAAAGGAAAGATTAAAAGAGGTTTATCATGCAGATGTAGAAAATTTTTTATTATTAAATAGAAAAAATTAGTATATTTGCTTAATTCAACGTGTGAAGATACACGTTTCAAAAATTAGCCATTTTGAAAACTAAACTAAAAGACTTGAAAAGCCTATCTGATACAGTAATCGGATAGGCTTTTTGTCGTTGTATATTATGAAAAGATACGAATTAAAATATACTAAAGGAGAGGACGGTGTTTTTTGCATGTCTACAGTTGAAAATCCAGCGACTAAAACACAACTCGTTATGTTTGATGATGAGTTAAAAGCTATGGAGTTTCAGGATGATGATAAGCAAGTTATTTATTCTGTTGCTATGCGTCCAAACATGTTAATACCAAGAAAAGATATTAACGGAGAACCGGCAATGGTATTCTACACAGAAGAAACGGTAAACGATTTACAGCAAAATTTCTTTAAAAATAATAGTCACAACGGAGCAACTGTAAACCACGATAAAAACAGACGTCAAGATATGTTTTGTTTTGAATCTTGGATAGTAACCGACCCTGAAAAAGACAAAGCAACTTCTTTAGGGTTACAAGTTCAAAAAGGGGATTGGGTACTTGGTCAGAAAGTTGACAATCCAGAAGTTTGGCAAGATATCAAAGCAGGAAAATTAACAGGCTTCTCAATCGAGGCTTATTTAGAACCAGTATTAACTAACAATGAAATAAAAATGACACAAGAAGAAGTAGACGAACGCATCAAAGCCGTTATCAAAATGACAGCTGACGAAGATGCATTAAAGAAAAAAGAAGAAGAGGATGCGTTAGCAGCTGAAAAGTTAAAAATGGAAGGCGAAATACCTACGGCTGATGATGTAAAAACCCCAGAAGAGTATCAAAAAATAATCGATGAAAAAGAAGCTGAGATTATTGCATTAAAAGCTAAAATTGCAGAGCTTGAAGGTTCTACAGTTGAAATGTCAGCCGAGTTAGCAGCAGCTAAAAAAGTTGCAGTTGAAATGGGCGAAGAACTTGCAAAAGGAATTAAACCAGAATCAACACCAACAAAAGCTTATCACGAAATGAGCCATGTTGAAAAAATGAAGTATAACCGAAACAAATAATACAATGACAACAGAAGAAAGAGAAGAAAAGCAAAAAGAAGCTATCAAAGCGGCTGAAAAAGTTATAAAAGACAGAAAAGCTCAGGAAATCAAAGACGGTTTTTTAAATCCATTAGGAGAAAAAACAACCTATCCAGAATTTTTAGCAGAAGTTGAAAAATCAAAAAAAACTGTTGCAGAATATTGCAAGGGAAAAATAAGCGCAGACGAATTGTCATGGCTTGAAAAAGAAATCGAAACATATAAAAACAACATTAAAAAAGACTAAGCAATGGCAGGAGTAACTTTTTCGGGAACTAAACTTCCACAAACGCAGTTGGATGAAATCCAAAGCGAAATTTATGCGGACTGGGGGACATTCCGTGAGAGAGATATTTTTATCTCTGAGAATCATAAATCAGGTACAGATGTTTACGAAAGTAAAGTAACTGTAAACATGAAAGCAGCATCTTCCGCAGCAGTAACAGCGGACGGAACCGCAACATATCAAGTTGACAAAACACCAGTAACAAATGACAGAATTATGTTCGCTGATGTTATTGACGAAACCACTTTGTTAGACACTCGTTTTGAAAAATCAATGGCAGCGGGTGCTTTTAATTTAGTTTCTACTGAATTTGATAATGCAGTACTACAATATATCACTCCGGCAATCTCTGAGAGAATGGAATCAGCTTTATGGGATGGAGCAACAACAGCTCAAAAGGCAGCTATTGCCGCATTAACTCCGGGTGCAGGACAAGGTTCTATATCGGCAGGCGCTCAAACATTAGCAGCAGCAATGCCAACTAACTTGTTCAGCTCTTTGCCAGCTACTATTTTATATAATGCTTCTCAATCAAAAGCAGTTCCGGGGGCTGGTTTAGGAGATTATAAAAAAGTATTATCTATTTCATCTATTACAAGTTCTAACATTGCAGCACAGTATCAGTTATTGTTTGCTACACTAGATCCTAAAGTATTAGCAGATCCAGCTAATCCACCTGTAATTTATGCACCATTGGCACACCGCCAATTAATGCGTACTGCTAATAATTCAGTTGGAGCAGCTTCAAACAAAAATTTTGACTTTGCGGATAACACTTTGCAATCAAAAGTTTATTTCCAAGGGATTGAGGTTAAATTTAAACCTTTAGTTGGGTTTATTATTTGTGCAGACCCTCGTTATTTGAAATTGTTAATGGATTTAATCTCTGACATTTCAACAATGGAAACTGGACAAGTTGCAAACGGAGCACAGCAAATGTGGTATAAAAACGTACAATCTGTACAAACTTGGGTAACTAACCAAAGATACATCACTCTTTACGGAGGATAGTCTTTTAAACAGATAATTATGGCATTCACAACATCAAGAGTAATAAGCAGAAAAGCCCCTATGAAGGGTATTAAAGCTATTGGTTTAGTGTTGTTTGATCCAGATGATTTAGTAGTAAATACAGTAACGGGAGTATTAGTACTCCCTACTGCTTTTACAGCAATTACTAGGTTAGAAGTTCGAGCGACAGGTAATAATTTCGTTGAGACAGGTACATTTGACGAAGCAACAAGAACAACCGAATATGTAGGAGTTAATACGTTTTTTGTTCCGGGTATTGATATTTCGTTAAGAAATGAAGTACAAGGCAATGACGGATTTTTACAAGTGGTTTTTATTGAAGATTACAACGGTAAAGTTTATGTTGCTGGTTCTCAAAACGGGGCTGACATTATGACAATTGTAGGCGGCACAGATACGCAAGGATTCACATTAACTGTAAATTCAAAAGAATCTACTCCTATGTTTGAGTTATCAGCAGCAGCAATCACAGAATACAGAGCATTAGTGTAAAAATACATTATGGATATTTTAAAAAAAACAACATCGCCAGAATTCGAGATAGTGCCTCGAAGAGTTTTAGACGTTTCGAAAGTTTTTACCTTTGAATTAAAAAACGAAATGAACCAAAAAACTCAAACAATTTCGGCTGATGTTGTTTTTTTATCTAATGAGAATTATAAAATCACAATGCAGTCTTTCCCGACTTCAAAAATAGGAGATAAGTTTTCTTATACATTATTGGACGAAGAAGAAGCGGTATTACTAGGTAGAATTTTAATCGTTGGAGCTACAGAAAACATTCAAGATTATTCAAAGCAATCAAATAATAAATATTACAAATAATGGCTAAGAAAATACATCATTTTGAATTCTCAGCCTACGAAACTGGAATCACTAAGCCAGCAGTTGGCACAAAATATACACTTAATGGTGTTGACAATCTTAACTTTAGGAAGTATCAAGATTCTTATGATGATAGCCCTACTAACGCTTTTATAATTAAAACTATTGTAAATTATATTGTTGGCGATGGTTTAACTGATAAGAACGGAAAAATAAAGCCTCACGATTATATTTCTAAATCTGATTTACGTTTGATTTGTCACGATTTTAAATTGACTGGTTCGGCTTTTCCTCAGATTATAAACTCACGAAAAAAGATTGTAAAAATTAAACACGACCCTGTTGTTAGATACGGATTGAATATTGATATTGATCCGAAGTCTAAAGATTATATGGACGTTAATGGTTATTGGTGGTGCTGGGATTACAAACAAAAATATCAATTTCCGCCTAAATTTTTCCCTAAATTCGGAACAGAAGGAGAAGGTATTGAAATAATGCATATTAAGCAATTAAGCTCAGAACCTTATTTTCCTTATCCTGATTGGTTTAGCGGTTTAAAAAGCGCAAAGATTGAAAGTGCATTAATTGATGACACAATCAATCATGTTACAAGAGGCTTTCAAGGTAAGACCGTTATTAATATAAATAATGGTTCGATGATGACTGACCCAGAGAAAGATGAAATAGCAGCTAAAATAAAAAATGATTGGACAGGGACAGAAAATTCTGATGGTGTAACAGTTTCGATTAATGATTCCGCAGAAGAAGCAATTGTTATTGACACTATAGAGCCAAGAGGGAGAAATGAACAATTTGTTACCTATGACGAAACAGCAGAAATAAAATTAATGGCTGCACACTCAGCAATGAATATTTTATTCCAACGTCCGGGCAGTTCAGGGTTTTCAAATAACGCTGACGAAATAGCAACCGCAACAGATAGTTTGTTTTTAGGTGTTATTAATCCTATGCGTGAAATATTACTTGATGCTTTTAATCAGATTTTTAAGAAAATTGACCCAGAGTGTGATATTGATTTTGTTAATTTCAAACAGGAAAAATTAATTGTTTCAGACCCTAACAAGCCCATACAATGATACAGCTACTAATAACAATTGACGACATTTCAAGGCTTTCAAGTTTTGACGGGAATATTGATAATGATTCAATAAACCCTTTTATTTTCATGGCTCAAAACTCTGAAATTAAAAGAATATTAGGAGATGATTTGTATAATAAAATACTAACCGACTTCGAAGCGGACACTTTAACGGGGGATTATTTAACAATATACAATGATTATATTTCTGTAATATTAGCTTATTATACATGTTCGTTTTACCTTCAACTAGCTGTTCCTAAAGTCTCTCAAAACGGGGCTTATATGGTTACTCCTGAGAAAACTGAACAATTAGAAAGAGAAGAACGGGAGGCGATGGCGCAACGATATGAAAAATTAGCGGTTGGATTAGAATTAAAATTTATCGATGTTTTAGATGAATTAAATCTACCTGAAAGACCTGCGCCAAGTTATATAAAGCCTAAATCGAATTTTAACTGGATAAAAGTATAAGACATGGCATATACACCAATAAATTACTCCACTCCAAACGACGGTTTAGGCGATGCTTTACGTGATGCATTTATTAAAACAGATGCAATGTTTCAGGAATTGTATAATTCTAAAGTTGATAAAGAAACAGGAAAAGGACTCTCGACAAATGACTTTACCGATGCAGAGAAAACTAAACTTTTAGGAATAGCAGCGGGAGCAGAAGTTAACGTACAATCAGATTTAGCACAAGAAGATGAAAGCGCAGATGATTATGTTAAAGGTCAAGAGGGTGCTTTGCCGGGAAGAATACCAGTACAAATTGAAACATACGCAGGAGTTAGTACATTTACTTTGCCGGTTGGTACAACAGTATCAATGGTAGTACTTGTAAGGACGGTACTCTGGGAAATTGACGAATGGACTCAAACAGACAATATTCTTACAATCACAAAAACAATGAATACAGGAAATAGAATTCAAATAAACTTTTACTAAAATGAAAAAAATACTTTTCTTATTACTTTTATCAGCAGCAATGTATGGACAAGTTCCGGCAGATGCTACTCCTTTAGAAAATATTCAAATTACAAATAATGTTCAGGATAATACAGCTACTAAGGTAACGGTTCAAGACAATGACGGTGTACAAAATTGGCTACCAATGACTAGTTTACCCGTATCAACAGCAACTCAAATAGCTATAGATGCAAAAGTTGGGGATTTTATAAACGATGGAGCAACAACTATAGCTCCTTCAATGAATGCTGTTTATGACGCTTTAGCAATTAAAAAAGACAATACATCTACTGCACTAAAGAGCGGATTAGCTATAGTAAATAACGGTACTACTTTTAATATAAATTCAGGAGTATATGAGATAGTAGACAATTCTACAACTCCTGCAACACGTGCAACTATAACATTTGCAGGAGCGTCAAACATTACCCCCTTATACCCGCGTACAATTGTATACTTGGACAATGCAGGAGCAGTTCAGCAATTAAATGGGGCTTCTGGCGACTTGACACCGTTGCAGCGAAGGGACAATTTATTTATCGGAATCCTATCTGTTTTTAGCGGTACTATTGTAGCTCCTCAATTTACCCCGTCCATTTCTTATGATGACAGCGGAAGGATAGTTGACTTATCTGAATCTATAGGAGTTATTAACAGAGATGGAAATTTAATTGGAGCCAATGGTGCAAACTTGCAATTTAATAAAGGGGCAGGGCACACTTTTAGAGTTGGCGGAAATTACGCAACTGACAAAAAAGTGCCAGACGTCACAACGGATGCAGCCTTAGTTCCGGTCCCCGCAGGGATAAACCTTGTAGCTTATCGAAATGGCTCAGGTGGTTGGACTTATGAACCTTTTTCAGGTTCAATTACTCCTAATTTTTGGGACAACGGAACAGGAACTAAAGCTACAGTAGACAATAACAAGTTTACCACTCAGAGAATATACTTCTTTAATGGTACTGATACTTTTGTTATTTATTTAGGGCAAAATCAATATGCCTCAATGGATGAAGCTATTGCGGCGGTAAATAATGCTAGTAGGGTAATAGACCCCGCAACATCTCTAGCATCTTTACGCTCAAGTTTGGTTGTTAAAAAAAACACAACCGCCTTGAACGTAGCTACTGATGCTCAATTTTTAGAAGGTCCTAAAATAAACGGGGGTGCGACAGGTTCAGCAGTAGCCTCACAAAATTTACAAGGCACATACAACAGCTCGGTAACTCCGCATATTACCACATCTACTACGGGCGGAGCCTTAACAATTAAAAGAGGCTCAGCAGCGGACACGGATAACGTTTTAGTTGTTCAGAATGGAAGTGGAAGTGATACTTTTTCGGTTACGGGGGCTGGAGTTATAAATGCTTCAAACAAACAAAACTCATTAGCGGTTGATGGTACTGGCGTAAAATTCCCAACAGTTGATGCGGTAAATACAAAAGTAAGTAATATCGACAACACAAGCGACGTAAACAAGCCCGTTTCTACGGCTACACAAACGGCATTAAACTTAAAATCAAATATTGCCTCGCCTACTTTTACCGGAGTGCCAGCCGCGCCGACTGCAACAGCAGGAACAAACACCACTCAATTAGCAACAACTGCTTTTGTTACTGGGGCGGTAACTACGGCGACGACACCCGACGCGACAACTTTAGTGAAAGGAAAAATTCAACTTGCTGGCGATCTATCAGGAACGGCAGCAGCCCCGACAGTCCCCGCCTTGGCAACAAAAGAGCCAACAATTACAGCAGGAACAACGGCGCAATATTGGCGAGGGGATAAGACTTTCCAAACTTTAAACAGTACGGCGGTCGGACTCTCAAACGTAGACAACACAAGCGACGCAAACAAGCCCGTTTCTACAGCTACACAAACGGCGTTAAACCTAAAAGAGAATGTCGCTAATAAAAACGTTGCAAATGGCTACGCAGGTTTAGGAAGTGACGGCAAACTTATAAGTTCGCAATTACCGTCTATTACTATAACGGACACGTTTGTAGTAGGTACACAAGTGGCAATGTTAGCACTAACCGCACAAACGGGCGACGTAGCCGTGAGGACTGACTTAAACAAGTCTTATATCCTAAAAGGGACAGATCCGACGCTTTTAGCCTCTTGGCAAGAACTTTTAACCCCTACAAGTGCCGTGACTACAGTCTTCGGACGTAACGGCGCGGTAACAGCACAAACGGGCGACTATACGACGGCGCAAGTCACAGAAACGACAAATAACAAATATCAATCAGACAATCAGGACCTTTATAATGACGCAACGAGCTCGATACAAACGCAATTAAACGGAAAAGCTCCATCAACAGGAGGTACAGGATATATCCAAAATCAAAATGCATCTGCTCAAACCGCTAATATGTGGATTAATGGTGAAGGTAGATTTAATTCAGGTATAAGTTTTAATTACGGAAACGGAATAAAAGCGAAAGGGTATACATACTCAGATATTTTAAAAACAGGGTATGATTCTACTTATGGAGATTATGTAGATTTTTTTACTGCTGGAGAAAGTAGTAGCAATGCTGTTCGAAAGATTAGATTACAAGATAATGGTAAGGCTACATTCGCATCAACAGTAACTGCTTCTAATGGAACATTGATAGGAGGAACACTAACAGCCAATTACATTCCTAAAGCTACAGGAGCTAATAGTCTGGGGAATAGCTTGATGTTTGAAAATACCTCTGGTATGGAGATATTTAAAGCAGGAGGTTCTGAGTTAAGATTATCTAATGGTAATAACACCACTACTATAAAATCGGTAGAAGTAGGAGCTGATGCTGAAATGACTTTTAATACGCAAACTAACACTGAAAGTATGCGTATCACTTCAGGTGGCAACGTCTTAATCGGCACAACAACAGATAGCGGAAATAAGTTAAGAGTTAATGGAACGGTTAGATTAGACAATTTAGCTGGCACAGGAACACGAACAGTTGTAGCAGATGCAAGTGGTAATTTATCAACAGATAGTACAGTTTATGCGCCATTAGCCTCACCATCACTAACAGGAACACCAACCGCTCCAACAGCTACAGCGGGAACAAATACAACTCAGATTGCTACAACGGCTTTTGTGCAAGCTAATAAAAATAAACTAATAGGCTATACAGTTGCAACACTACCAACAGGCACTATTGGAGATTTAGCATACGTCACAGACGCATCTGGATTTAGCTATAACTCTATATTAGTTGGAGGAGGTTCAGGAGTCACGCTTGCTTTTTTTGATGGTACTAATTGGAGAGCTCACTAATAATTAACAAATTAAATTAAATAAATATGAACAAGATTAAAGAAAATTGGTTACCATTATTATTGGTCGCTATCGGGTACATAGCCAACAACACAGTTGTATTAACAGAAATGTTGACAAAAATTAATGCTCCTGATTGGTTGTTTAGTGTTGTTAGCGGAGCTGGTATGCTTTGGGCTGCATTTAAGTTGTTTAACTCTAAATCAGCATCTATCAAAGCCGAAATTGAAGAAGCTTTAGCGAAAGATCCTAAAGAAGAAGCTAGGAATTTTATCGGCACGCCAAATGTTCCAAAAGGTAAATAAAGCAATCACTTATATTCCCATCCTAATAGTGTGGGAATATTTGCTTTTATGCTTATATTTGTCTATATTATCAGCCCCAATAATACGCACATTTATTTAAAATATGGAAGAAAACAAACTCATCATGGAAAAAGTAGACAGATTAGAAAACCATTTCAAAGTTTACAAAGAAGATATGACCGACGTTAAGGATTCAATTAAGGATTTAAAAACGGCAATAATCGGCAATAATATCAATGGAAATAAAGGATTCCTTCACCTGATAAATGAAATTGATAAAAAAGTACATGATTTGAGTGATGAAAATTTGCTTTTAAAGGAAGATATGAAGACTGTTAAATGGGTCACGCGTGGTTTTATTACTGGATTGATTGGGTTTATTTTTTGGCTATTTCAAAAATAAAAAATTATGAAACTAGACAACCACGGGTACAAATTAATAGCAGACTTCGAAGGACTTTCTTTAAAACCTTATTTATGCCCTGCAAAAATACCAACAATTGGATATGGTAATACTTATTATCCAGATGGTAGACGCGTGACTATGTTGGATAAAAAAATAACTGAAAAAGAAGCTTTAGAAATTCTTAAAGTAGTAGCTGATAAATTTGCTAAAAATGTATTGAAGCATTTGAAAAAAGAAGTAAACCAAAATCAATTCAACGCCTTGGTTTCATTTGCTTATAACGTTGGTTTGGGTAATTTTACAACGTCGACGCTTTTAGCGAAAGTAAATAAAGACCCTAATGATATTACAATCAGTAAAGAGTTCATGAGATGGACAAAAGCAGGCGGAAAAACTTTAAAAGGACTCGTTAAAAGAAGAAACTATGAATCGTATATATACTTTACAAGGTAATGGAAAAAGGAACTATCAATTTAATCGTTTGTGCTGTTATTGCTTTGGTGATTCTATGCTCATGTGGACACCGAACAACTGCAAACGAAAAAAAGAAAATTAAAACTGATTCTTTGAATATCGAAAATACACGTGTTTTAAGCCAAAATATTACTTGGAGCAATATAGGTTCAATTAAACCATTTGATGCGCTTAAACCTATGATAATAGACGGCAAGGAGTATTTTAATGTATCATTGCATTTCGATAAAAGTATCAGCACAGGCACAAAGATTGAGGGTTCTGAAAATCTAAGTTATACGGGTTCTGAAATCACCTCAAAAAATAAGCAATCAGAAAAAACAGACTACACAATATTAATTTTAGGTATTTTTACAGTTGTGGCATTGTTTTTGTTTTTATACTTCTATCTTAAATCATTAAAATTATTATGAAAAAACTATTTGAAAAATTATACGACAAAGTATCAAGCTTTTTATTTGAGAAAGATGTAAGATGTAGATACTAACCACTTTTTAAGTGGTTATTTTTTTGCATAAAAAAACCCTCCGGAGAGGGCAAAAACTATCGATGTAAAGATAGTTAAAATTTTAATTATACTACAACATCAATATTATTGATTTTTCTACGTTCCTCTCTAAGCTGAAACTCACGTTCTGAAAGATGTTTTTTAGTTTCCTTAATTGTTTTTGTCAAATCACTAAAAACCTTATCTTTCATATTTTCCTGCCAATCACTTTTTTCTTCATCTACTCTTTTTGATGACAAAAAAGAATATCTTACATCTTCAGGAATTGACATATAATGTTCCTCTGACATTCTTAAAAAAACTTCTCTATTGCTTTGCATAGTTATTCTGTTTTAAGTGTTAGTTCTTTTACTTTGTTATTCAATGCTAAAACCTGTACTTGCGTAGCATTCAATCTTCCTTCTTCAACTGCATTTAAACATTTTTCAATTGTTTCAATATTTGAAGCTAAAACTTTATCGAATTGCTTATCGGTCAATGAAGGCACTTGCATAACTTCAACATGTGGCACGTCTTCTGTGTTTTGCTCCATTTCTTCAGGTACGTAAACGGGACCAGAAAAAACATCAGGACAAAACCATTTCACGCCGTTTGAAATTGCACGTGCGAAAAGCATATTCTTAGGGAATTTGTCAATATTTTTTGTCAATGCTTTTTTAGCATCGTCAATGGTAAAAGTAGAATTTCCTATAACTTCACTTCCTTGTAAGAAATCAATAGAGCAAATTTTTTCGTTCATTTCCTTTACGCGGTAATCATACTTGCCACTTCCTTTAACAGTAGAAGCGATTAAGCCTGCTCCAATTGTTGGTTTGCCTTGAATAATGTGTATACCTGACATGGCAGCAAAAGGAGGTATTCCGATTTCCTGTCCCGCTTGTATCTTTACAAAAGCCTGTCCCATTGCTTTTGCATCGGTAAACATTCCACTCTCCGCAAAAGTTTTAGCCATAACCATTATGTCATTAACCGGCATAATTTGAATTTCATTTTTCATAATTGATAGTTTTTAAAAGTTATTATTGTTTGTTAATTGACCAGCCTTGAATCTGGTTAAAATACTTTGTTTCACCAGATGGATTTACCCACTCCCTGCCCCGTAAATTGATTCCTACTTTAACATCATCGCCAACATTATAATTGTCTAATATCGAACATTTATCTTGAGCAAACTCAATTAAAATGTGTTGAGGATAAGATTCGTTAGTGGTTATTACTAATTCTCTCTTTTTGAATGATGCACTTACTTGTTGTTCTGGATTTATAATCCTAATTTTTCCTGTAATTTCCATAGTTTTATATTTTTATACCGCAAACGTACGATAAACATTTTGAATAAAAAAATAAAATATTGGAAATTTACGTCGTATATTTGCAATGAACTTAAAAACTATATAATAATGGAAACATATAACATTACATACGAAGGCGTAGATTATGAAGTGTCTGGGGAATGGGATTCAGCAGATGAAACAACAGGGTACAAAGGCGGTTTTTCTTGGATGACAATTAAAATAAATGATATGGACGTATCATGGCATATTAAAGAACATGTAATAGAAACTTTAACCGATATAATTGTACAATGAAACAGGCAGACGAAATAAAAAAGCTATGTAAATCACTGGATTTGAAAATTGGTGATGTTCTTCGAGAGGCAAAAGTATCAGATGATACGCTATTCAATTGGAGCAAAAAAGAGCCTAAATCTTTCGAAACTAAACGGAAGATTTATGAAGCAATTGAAAAAATGAAGTCTAAATCACAACGATAGGCGTTGCCACTAACGTTTCGCAGCTACACGATGCCAGCCTATGCGGTTGCGAGATTTCGGCTGGTATTGTGTAACTGCTGTTATAAGCTGGTGCGGTTAATTAACTAAAAATATAAATATAATGAAAGACGAAAAAGAATTAACATTGATGCCTTACGGGAACGGAAACGGTTTATTAATTTATTGTAAAAATTGCGGTAGTGAATTTGAAGAAACTGCTGGAGGTTATTATGATCCAATAAAATACGAAAGCGATAAGTATGACAGAGAGTGTAGAAGATGCTTAACTGAATTAGGAACGTTCTCGTAGCACTTGCTTATAACGTTTCGGGGCTTGGCGAAGGCGGGGATTTTAACCACAAAAGTTTAATAGAATGACAAAAGATAATTTACATACAAAAGTTGATTTGGAAAACGGAAGCCCCGCTTTTTTGCCAAACACTTGTTATGTGAGGTTGTGGGTTTTTAAAACAAAATATTATGACTTACGAATATTCAAATTTCAGAATTGTAAAAACAAAAAAAGGTTATAGGGTTGATATTCAAAAATCAAAATGGTGGTTATTTGGATTAAAGAAATATTGGACACATTTTATTTCTTATTCAGGATTAGCAGACCAACCGTTTTATTACTCAACTTTTGAAATGGCAATGAGTGAAATGCTTAAAGAAATACGGTGGGAAGTTTTAGCTAATTTTTCTAATGAAACGGAAGCGTAACAATCTCACATAACG